TTCCTGTGTGAGGATACTGTCTGAAACCTTGGCGGGGCTGCCGCTTCACGTGTACAGATATAATGATTCGGGCGGCAAAGAGAAATATTTAAAGCACCCTTTATATAAACTGCTCCATGAAGAGCCGAACCCCGAGATGACTTCATTCGCGTTCCGAGAAACGCTAATGAGTCATCTTTTATTATGGGGCAACGCTTACGCACAGATTATCCGAAATGCCCGTGGTGAGGTAATCGCTCTCTATCCTCTTATGCCAAACAAAATGACAGTCGACCGGGATTCAAACGGCCGGCTTTTCTATTTATATCAGCGCAGCTCGGAGGATGTACCTTCACTCGGCAAAGACAACCAGGTTTATCTTGCCCCTGCCGATGTCCTGCATATTCCTGGCTTGGGCTTTGACGGTCTGGTTGGCTATTCGCCCATCGCAATGGCAAAGAACGCAGTGGGACTCGCAATCGCCACAGAAGAATACGGGGCGAAGTTTTTCGCAAACGGTGCCGCACCGGGCGGTGTGCTTGAACATCCCGGCACCATAAAGGACCCGCAAAAGGTCAAGGATAGTTGGAATGCCGCCTACCAAGGCTCGCAAAATGCGCACCGTGTGGCCGTTCTGGAGGAAGGCATGAAGTATCAGCCCATTGGAATCGCACCGGAACAGGCGCAATTCCTGGAAACACGGAAGTTTCAGATCAATGAGATTGCACGTATTTTCAGAGTGCCTCCGCATATGCTCGCCGATCTTGAAAAGTCGTCCTTCAGCAACATCGAGCAGCAGAGCCTTGAGTTTGTGAAATACACGCTCGACCCGTGGGTGGTGCGCTGGGAGCAGTCCATGTGCCGCGCCCTGCTTTCCGACAGCGAAAAACCGACTGTGTTTATCAAGTTCAACGTAGACGGACTTCTGCGCGGAGATTACGAAAGCCGTATGAGCGGTTATGCGACTGCAAGACAAAACGGATGGATGAGCGCGAACGATATCCGTGAACTTGAAAACCTCGACCGCATCCCTGCTGAACTTGGCGGCGATCTTTACCTCATCAACGGTGCGATGACCAAATTACAGGACGCAGGCGCGTTCGCAAATTCAAAAGGAATGGAGGAAACCGAATGAAGAAATTCTGGAACTGGGTGCGGGATGAGGAATCCGGCACACGAACGCTCTACCTTGACGGCGTGATTGCAGAAGAATCATGGTTTGACGATGATGTCACCCCTAAGGCTTTCAAAGCAGATTTGAATGCCGGTGAGGGTGACATTGTTATTTGGCTCAACTCTCCGGGCGGTGACTGTATTGCCGCAAGTCAGATTTATGCCATGCTCATGGACTACAAAGGCAAGGTCACAGTCAAGATTGACGGTATTGCCGCATCAGCAGCGAGCGTTATTGCGATGGCGGGAACCGAGGTGCTCATGGCTCCAACAGCGCTCATGATGGTGCATAACCCGCTGACTATCGCAATCGGTGACAGCGAGGAAATGCAGAAAGCCATCGCAATGCTGGACGAGGTCAAGGAAAGCATCATCAATGCCTATAAAATTAAAACCGGACAGTCCCGTGCTAAACTCTCCCACCTCATGGATGCTGAAACCTGGCTAAATGCCAACAAAGCAATTGAATTAGGCTTTGCCGACGGCATTCTGGAGGATGAGAAAAAGAGAGTTCAATCGGACGATGTAACCTATGCTTTCAGCCGCAGAGCGGTAACGAACTCGCTGCTGAGCAAGGTCAAACCCAAGATACCCAAACAGAACAAAGGCACACCCATTGAGTCGCTTGAGAAGCGGCTCTCTTTAATTTCTCACTAAATTTTATGGAGGTAATATCAATGAACAAAATTCTTGAACTGCGCGAAAAGCGCGCTAAGGCATGGGAAGCCGCTAAATCTTTTCTCGATACCAAGCGCGGTACTGACGGTCTGGTTTCCCCTGAAGACACCGCTACCTATGAGAAAATGGAAGCCGATGTAGTCGCTCTCGGAAAAGAAATTGACCGCCTTGAAAAGCAGGAAGCCCTTGACCGTGAGCTTTCAAAACCTCTGAACACACCTCTCACGGGCAAGCCTGCTGTTCCCGGTATGGAAGCCAGGACCGGCAGAGCATCTGATGAGTACAGAAAAGCGTTCTGGAACGCCATGCGTACCCGCGCAGGTGAAGGTCTTGATCCTATCGTGAAAAATGCTCTGCAGATCGGCACCGATTCTGAAGGCGGATACCTTGTCCCTGACGAGTTCGAACGCACACTTGTAGAGGCTCTTGATGAAGAGAACATTTTCCGTAGGCTGGCAAAGGTCATTACTACTTCCTCTGGGGATCGTAAGATTCCGGTCGTAGCTTCAAAGGGTACAGCCTCCTGGATTGATGAGGAAGGCGCTATCCTCGATAGTGACGACAGCTTCGGTCAGGTTTCTATCGGCGCTTACAAGCTTGGAACAATGATCAAAGTTTCCGAGGAACTGCTGAACGACAGTGTATTTCCTCTTGAATCCTATATTTCGAGGGAGTTCGCAAGGCGTATCGGCAGCAAGGAGGAAGAAGCCTTTTTCACAGGAGACGGCTCCGGTAAACCGACCGGTATCCTCGCTGCAACCGGTGGTGCTCAAGTCGGTGTGACCACAGCAGGCGCTGCGGCTATCACGATTGAAGAGGTGCTCGACCTGTTCTATTCGCTGAAAGCACCTTATAGAAACAAAGCGGTGTTCGTCATGAACGATGCCACCGTAAAGGCGATCCGCAAGCTGAAAGACGGCAACGGTCAGTATCTCTGGCAGCCCTCTCTGCAGGCCGGCACTCCTGACACCATTTTGAACCGTCCGCTGTATACCTCGGCATATGTACCCGCAATTGCCTCAGGCGCAAAGAGCATCGTGTTCGGCGATTTCAGTTATTACTGGGTAGCCGACCGCCAAGGACGTGTGTTTAAGAGACTCAATGAGCTCTACGCTGCAACCGGTCAGGTAGGCTTTGTTGCCACCCAGCGTGTTGACGGCAAACTCATTCTGCCGGAGGCTATCAAGGTACTCCAGCAGAAGGCTTAACGGAGGTGCAGTATGAGTTATAACACGAAAAACTACACCGAACAGGGCGGCGAGAAAACCGTAATCGGCGGAACGCTTGAAATTAAGGAGGGAGCCTCGGTAACGGGGCTTCCTTCTGCACCGAATCAAGCCGCGAGTACTGCTACAAATGTTGCCGGACTCAAGGACGACCTCAACGCGCTGCTTTTGAAATTGAAAGACACAGGACTGATGAAACCCGATACATGGAATGTCTCAGCAGCTAATGTCACCACTGCTCTGAGCGAAGATATGACAGCCAATCAAGGCAAAGTCGAATCTATCACTATCGAGGACAATGTCATTACAGTCACTGTTCCGGTTGACGAGCTGATTGCGTATGAAAGTTCGAATCCCGCGCAAGGAACCCACAAATGGGTTGCCATCCTCATAACAACAGGGCTTCCTGCCATCACGGCAGTTAAGTATAACGACAGTCAGCTGACCTCTGCTGATGCAGATGAAGCTGCTGCTGTCGGCGGACAGTCAGGAGATATTGTGATGTGGCTGAAGTGCGACGAAATCGTAAATCAGCCGAAGTCGTTCACGCTCTGGGCATCCGGTTATCCAACTGCCGCATTCTCTGTTGTCATCGCGGAACCGGAAACTGAAGAATAAGGAAAGGACGGTGGCGGTATGACACTGCTTGAAAAAGTAAAGGCAAATCTTATTCTTGAGCATACGGCGGACGATGAACTCCTGCAGATGTACATCACCGCCGCTGTATCCTATGCCGAAAGCTATCAGCACCTTCCGGAGAAATTCTACAAGGACCATCCTATGCCGCCTACCACAGAGCAGGCTGTCATTATGCTGTCGTCCCATTTTTATGAGAGCCGGGACGGCAGCACCGGCGGCTTTTTTGCCGACAATGTGCAGGCGGGACAACAGGTGTGGAAAACGGTCAATCTCCTTCTTAAGCTTGACCGGGATTGGAAGGTGTAAGCATGAGTTTTGGCAAGATGAACTCCTTCATTGACATCGTATCGGCTGAACCGGTCAAGGACGCCGATGGCTTCGTAAATCACGGGGACACAGTTCTTGCGTCAGTCAGGGCGTATTTTGAGCAGAAAAACTCTACGGAAAAGTGGCGTAACATGGCACAGTCAGATGAAGTGAATGCCTTGTTCCGTCTCCGCACTATTCCCGGACTTGCTCTTCACAACCGCCATGTTATCGTCTGCGAGGGCAAACGCTACAACATATACTCGGTTGAAAATGTAAAGGGCCGAGGAATGTATCTTGAAGTATTGGCGGTGAGCGCTGATGGCTAAGGTCGATTTCAAGATGCCGGAGGAATTCCTGCTCAAAGTGTCAAGGTTGGCTGAAAAGACCGATGAGATTATACCGAAGGTTCTTGAAGCCGGTGCTGAAGTCGTATATGACAAGGTAAAAAGCAATCTTTCTTCTGTGGTCGGTAAAAACACAAAGGTTAAAAGCCGCTCCACCGGAGAACTTGAATCTGCGCTTGGTGTATCTCCGGCGAAGCAAGACAGAGATGGTAATTTCAACGTGAAAATAGGCTTTGCAGAGCCGCGCTCTGACGGCGGCAGCAATGCCAAACTTGCCAACATCCTCGAATACGGAAAACATGGACAGCCTCCGAAGCCTTTTCTGAAACCTGCCAAAAGCAGATCAAGAGGTGCTTGCATTGAGGCTATGACCAATAAGCTGGAAAGTGAGATTGAGAAGCTATGAGCATATTATCTGAACTGAACACACTGTTTGAAACCGCAAATATCCCTGTCGAAACAGGCGTCTTCAGCGGAGTGCCACCTGATGAATACATGGTGCTGACCCCGCTTACTGACACCTTTGCCGTTTACGGAGACAATAAACCTCTTGCGGATATAAACGAAGTCAGGATCTCGCTGTTCAGTAAAAACAACTATTTACAAAGAAAGAATCAGCTTGTGAGGATGCTCCTCCAGGCTGATTTTGTTATTACCGACCGCCGGTATATCGGACACGAGGATGACACCGGCTATCACCACTACGCCATCGATGTGGCGAAATACTACGAACTGGAGGAATAACAAATGGCTACTATCGGGCTTGATAAGCTCTATTACGCAAAAATCACAGAGGCTGCAGACGGTACCGAAACTTACGGTACTCCCATCCCTCTTGCAAAAGCAATGAAAGCGGATCTGTCCGTCGAGCTTGCTGAAGCGACGCTTTATGCTGACGACGGTCCTGCTGAGGTTGTGAAGGAATTCAAGAGCGGTAAACTCTCCCTCGGAATCGATGAT